GTATTTCGGTTCATTTATATCTTCGTATATATCTTCTAATATCAAAATTGGTTCTGCTGTAGGGTTAAATCCTTATTCCAATGATTGGGATACTATGGCAAGACTTTTGCTAAAATTTAGTAATAGCAATGATGAAGAAGTAATTGCTGCTGGAGATCAAGGACAATTTGACACCAGACAGTGGACTTTGATTCATAATAAGATTCTTGATATGATAAACAGATTTTACGTGAATGCCACGGAAGAAGAGAATTATATTCGTGCGGCTCTCTTCATGGAAATTTCTAATTCTAGACATGTCTTTAGAGGACAGGTTTATGAATGGTATTCTGGGTTACCTAGCGGCAACCCAATAACCGCAATATTAAACACCATATATAATAATATAGTGTTTCGTATTTCTTGGGGTTATGCAGGGTTAGAAATTTCACAATTCAATGACAACTGCATCCTCATGGTTCTTGGTGATGATAATATTTTTAGTGTAAAAGCTATCTATAGACACATTTTCAATGAACTTACACTTCCCATTTATATGGCAAAGTGTGGAATGGAATATACTACTGAACTTAAAGGAACAGCAGTAACGCCATTCAGGCGCATTAGTGAATGCGAATTTCTTAAGAGATCTTTTTATCTTGACAAGAAATTGAATCGCTGGATCGCGCCACTAAGAGAGTCTGCTATAGCGGAAATGCTCAATTGGACCAAGAAAGGGAAGGAAGGAGATCAAATTACATTAGATAATATGTGCTTCGCCCTCGGAGAATTTAGTTTACATGGTAAAAACAAATTCAATTTTTGGAAAACCCATTTGCTTAATCTTAAGCAAACTCTCTTTTATGACATGAAACCACATGGTGACATGCCATTAGACTTCGCAGTAACGTATGCTGAAGTCTTGAAATTAGAATATTATTTTTAGATTCTGATTTCTAAAAGACCGTAATGTCATAAAACTAGAAATCAAAAATCAATGATTTCACAAACGACCGTGATGTCGTAAAACTAGGAGAGTAGTATAACTATTCTCCAAACGACCGTAACGTCGTAAAACTAGGGCAATTTTGCCAAGTCCCCAAAGGGCGAGTTTCTAATGTGATCTTGCTTCAGATGAATTTAACTCTAATTGCGTTCAATGAAGTATTGCTGTAGAAATAATATCCTGCCTATTTAGGAAGATACACAAACAGGATTTGGGCAGTCCCCATAACCAAATAGTGCAATTAGGCCATCCATGCTAAAAGTGTATCATGGAAGGTATTACCTCACTTGCAACAAGCAACAAAACAGCTAGTGCCTCCACTGCGGCCGTTGTGCTCAACAACAAAGACAATGGAAACATGCTTACCAGTTCGCCTGGTGGCAAAGTAGGAGATATTGGAACTCCTAATGACTCAATTCAAGTTAATGAAAATGTTGAAGTTGACCAACAAGTTACTACAACATTTGTTCATGATGCAGGAATTGTTCAAAGAGAT